CTGGGTTAAAATATTTTGGAAAAACAGATAATACTGACCCAGTAACCTACTTAGGATCTGGGTCATATTGGAAAAATCATTTAGCTATACATGGTAATGACGTATCTACAATTTGGTATCAAAAATTCAATAGCAAAGAAGAATTAACCAAATATGCTATGGATTTTTCTGTAAGTAACAATATTGTTGAGGCTAAAGATGCAGATGGAAAAAATAATCCTAATGCATTGGAATGGGAAATACATTATCCCAATGGGGAAATAGTTAAAGTTAAAGGTTTGCGAGAATTTTGTCGCAAAAATAATTTATCATTTGGCAACATTTATTATTCTAAAAACGGATGGAAATCAGTCAAATACGGTAGCGGTAAAGGTGGAAGACAAAAAAATGCTTATTAATACATTCGGTCCTATTGTTAAAGGACATATTAAAATTACAGATGTAACTGACAAACAAAATCCACAGGTGCTTGTTGATAAAGATAATAGTATACACTATGAAAACATGAGTATTTCTCTAGCCCAGACACTAAGCAATAGAACTCTAGCGCAAGGTGGCGGCTGGATTTATGCCATGGCATTTGGCAACGGAGGAAGTTCTGTTGATCCCACTGGTGTAATTACATATTTGCCGCCTAACACCACTGGTATCAATGCAGATTTGTACAATGAGACCTTTGTCAAGGTAGTAGATGACAATTCCGTTGCTGATACTGATGTAACTAACAATTTCTTGCAAGTATTGCACACGTCAGGGCAGGTGTATACTGATATTCTTGTGAGTTGTTTGTTGGACTACGGCGAACCGCCAGGACAACAACCTTTTGATAATTCAACCAATTTCAATGGTGAATACGTGTTTGATGAGCTAGGACTCAAAGCTGTAAACGGAGACACAACAAATCTTCGTTTGCTCACACATGTGATTTTTCACCCAGTACAAAAAAGTCTAAACCGTCAGATACAGATTGATTATACTGTACGAATTCAGACTTTGACTAACCTAAGCACAGCATAAATATGTGTAGATTAACAGGTAATAAATACCTATAAGATTCGGAGCAAACAATATGTCATATACAATCACTCTTACCAATGGGTCAACGTTCGCAACAATACCCGACGGTACCATCAACACCAGCTCAAGCATGACCCTAGTGGGTAAAAACTATGCTGGGTATGGACAGTTTATCAATGATAATATTATCCGTTTATTACAAAACGGAGCCAATACCACAGCACCTGGAGCACCGTTGCAAGGACAATTATGGTACGACCAAACTACTGGTACCATGAAAGTATACACTGGATCAACATTCAAAGTTATATCAGGCGCCACTGCTAGCTCAACTGCTCCTTCAGTGTCAAATGTAGCTGGTGATTTATGGTACGACAGTGTTAATGCTCAACTTAATGTATACAGTGGTGCTGCCTGGATCTTGGTAGGCCCAGCTTATACTGGTAACACAGGAGTGAGTGGTGCTATCGTTACCACAATTACTGACACCAATGCTGTAAGTCATGTGGCTGTGGAAATGTATGTTGCTGATGCAGTTGTGGGTATTTTTAGCAAGGATGCTGCATATACTCCTGCTGTACCCCCAGCAGGTGGCGGCTGGACTGGCGCCAAGACTGTACAACCGGGTTTGACAATGTCTGGGCCAATTTCAGGTGTAACACCTTTGTTCCAGGGCACAGCCAACAACGCCAATTTCCTAGGCGGAATAGCATCTTCAGGATTTGTGGCCACTTCTAATAACCAAAGCATGTCGGGCACATTGACTATTGCGAATGATACTGGACTTTCAGTTGGTGTAAATTCTGATTTTAGAGCGTCGGTTACTGGATCAGATGTGTTTTTGCGTAATCAAACTGCTGATGGTAATTTGATAATTCAAATCAACGATGGTGGAGTTACTACCACCATGGTAACCATGTACGGTGCTAATAACATGACCACGATCCGTGGATCAACTACTGTGAACACAGCAGGAGGTGCTGATGCAATTATAAATGGTGCAGGCAATGGTGTGGGTAATATTGGATCTAGTAGCAGTTACTTTAATAAAGTGTTTGCACAAGCTACTACAGCATTGTATGCCGACGTTGCTGAACGTTTTGCTGCTGATGAAATTTATCAACCGGGTACTGTGGTTGAACTGGGCGGATCTGCAGAAATCACACGAGTACTAATGGATGCTAGCGACAAAGTGTTTGGCGTTATTTCTACTCGTCCTGCATTTACCACGAACGGTGGTGCAGGTGATGACGATACACATCCTCCAGTGGCCATGACAGGTCGTGTGCCAGTAATGGTAACAGGTGTAGTAAACAGAGGTGATCGATTGATCTCTGCAGGTGACGGTATGGCCCGTGCTGCATTTGCTGGTGAAGCAACAGCATTCAATGTAATAGGGCGTGCTCTATCTGAAAAAACTACCACTGGTATGGGCACTGTAGAAGCCATTGTGACAATAAAATAATAGGATATCAATATGACATACTCAGTAGGCGGATTAGTCCAGGCAGCAGACTATAATACGTTTCAGACCAATCTCAACGCCATCTGGAGTACTGGCTCAACTGACAGCGGGTGGGGGCAAACTGCATTGAGTGGTGTAACTGCTAATACAGTAGTAACTGCTACCAATTGGTCCAGCTTAGTCAACACTCTGACCACAGCAGGCAGCCAAACCACCACCACATTGACTTCGCGAACAGCACCGGTCACCGGTGATATTGTTGCGGTGTTGTCCAATGTGGCCACAGATATTACCAGTGTCACGACCAGACGCGGATATGCAACCAGTTCAGGAACTACTAGTTCAACCTGGACTGGTTCTACTTCCAAAACTACCGATACTGGTGTTCCGGGTACCAGCGGCTGGACAATTACCTGGACACATGATGTAACATTTCCTAGTGCTGCTCAAGCTAGATATTTCTGGAATGCCGGAGGCCTGGTACGTTTGGATATGAGCAAATCCTCAAACAGCACTGACATAGATCCTGATTGGAATACATTTGTATCCACTGTGGGTGCTTTGTATGTAAGTGGTAGAGTCAACAATGCAAATCAAGTTATTGCAGGTGTTACTTACACAGGATTCACAAGAATAGGTGGATCAGGAACACCAAGTCCAAATTTGACCACAACCGGATGGTATTCACTTACTAGTGGTGCAGGTGCAACCACATTGTTTCAATTAAATAATTCGGTATACCCTTATAGCTCTAGTTTTATCAGTGTAACTGCACAAGTCTTGTCAAGCTCAACAGTATTGCGGCTAACGACCACCTGGTTTCAATCCGCACAATTTCAGCAAACTGGAATCAGTGGTGGAACTGCTACCACAAGCCCATTTACTGCATTTGGAACAGCACCCGCTGTGTTGTGTCGTTTTGTTCCACCGTCAACTGCACAGGGATTAGCTAATACCTGGGGAACTCCAACAGTCGCGGCCAGCGTAGTTTAAATATAACTTAATATTCACTAGGGCACTGTAGAAGTCATTGTGACAATAAAATAATAAGATATCAATATGACATACTCAGTAGGCGGATTAATTCAGGCAGCAGACTATAATACGTTTCGGAACAATCTGAATGCGATTTGGAGTACTGGGTCGGGTGACAGTGGCTGGGGACAAACTGCATTGAGCGCCGTAAGCATCCAGTCCGGAGAGGTAGCTGCTGTTAATTGGTCCACTTTGGTCAACACGCTGGCCACAGCAGGCAGCCAAACCGCCACCACATTGACTGCAAGAACAGCACCAGTTAGTGGTAATGTAATTGCTATCTTGGCCAATGTAGCCACAGATATTACCAGTGTCACAACCAGACGGGGATTTGCAACTGGGATTCAATCAAGTACACCAACCTGGACTGGTAGTATTTCCAAAACTACCGATACTGGTGTTCCGGGTATCAGCGGCTGGAGTATACAATGGACACAGGATGTAATATTCCCTAGTAGTGCTCAAACTAGATATTTCTGGAATGCCGGCGGTCTCATAAGGTTAAGAATGAGCAAATCCTCAACCGGCACTGACATAGATCCTGATTGGAATACATTTGTATCCACTGTGGGAGACTTGTATATTAGTGGTAGAGTCAACAATGCAAATCAAGTCATTGCAGGTGTTACTTACACAGGATTCACAAGGATAGGTGGATCAGGAACACCAAGCCCAAATCTAACCACAACCGGATGGTATCAAATCCCAGGTCCAATAGGCACAAGCACCACATTGTTTCAATTAAATAATTCGGTATATCCTTATAGCTCTAGTTTTATTCGGGTACAAGCAGCAGAGGTTTTTACCACCTTCCCTACAACTGGATTGCGGCTAACGACCACCTGGTTTCAATCCGCACAATTTTACCAAACCGGAATCAGTGGCGGTACTGCTACCACAAGCCCATTTACTGCGTTTGGAACAGCACCCGCTGTGTTATGTAGTGTTTTCACGCCATCAACCGCACAGGGATTGGCCAATACCTGGGGAACTCCAACGGTGACCAGTTCGGTTGTTTAATATTCACCAAACTAGAAGGTAGACTTTTTCTTTTTATTCGTTTATAATAGCTGAATGAATACAGACAATTTAATTTCTCATGCAAAAGCACGATTTGATCATGTGGCTGCACGCCGTGTGTTGAAAGAAAAATACGAAGCTCGAATGCTGTTTGCACATG